CATGGTGATTACTTACACGCGATGGCTATTGCAGTGACAACAGTTCCTGACAGATGTTTAAGTTTTCAAATGATATTCACTGGTTGTGAGTCAGACTTTGATGAAAGTCAAAACATCAACGGTGGCGCTATGTGGGCAAGGATGCCTATTACGGCCCTCGTTGCGGACACCCCCTTAGAAGAATGGCCAGAGCCAATGCCTGTTCACTTAGTACAGCCTTGGGACTGTAGCTCACACTATCATTCAGTTATTAAGTTTGACCGAACCAGCTCTAGTCCTTGGAAATGTAAGATAGATGGCGAGTTCTATACAGGAAAATACTTGTTTACAGTTGATTATACAGAATCTGATATTGCTGACGATCCTGCTCAACATAAACAAAGTCATGTTATTGAATTAACAGATGCTGGTAAATGGACTGGAAATATAGTAGCATTACCTAATAATAGGGTCAGAGCTACAAGCCCTGCGTTATGGGAAACAGGAGAAGGTGCGCCTGATTTTAAACCAAGTCAGTGGATTCATAACGCAGAATGTGATAATAGTTATATGGACCCAAAGGTGACGTTTAATAATTTATACAAGGATTAGATATGGCAACTTCCTCATCAACTGATTTTGAATTAGACGTAGCAGAATACATTGAGGAAGCTTTTGAAAGATGCGGCCTTGAAGTAAGAACAGGTTATGATCTAACAAGTGCCAGAAGATCTCTAAATATTATGTTAGCTGAGTGGGCTAATCGTGGTTTAAATCAATGGACGATTGAGCAAAGAACACAGACCGTTACTGCGGCGGACACTGAATATTCTTTGGGCACAGATGTGATTGATATTCTTTCGGCTGTTGTTCGTAGAGACGGTACGGACTTTGCTATCAGTAGAATAAGTCGTGATAGCTATCTTGCCATACCTAACAAAACAAGCACAGGAAGAACAACACAGTTCTTTTTGGATAGGCAGATTACACCAAATTTAAAGATATGGCCTGCGCCTGAAAACAGCACAGATGTAATACGTTATGACGCACTAACAAGAATACAGGATGCGGACGCAGCTGTTAATACTTTAGAAATACCCTTTAGATTTTATCCTTGTTTGACAGCAGGATTAGCTTATTATTTATCTTTGAAAAAAAATCCACAGCTTACGCAAATGTTAAAAGCTGTATATGAAGAAGAGTTTGAAAGAGCTATGGGCGAAGACAGAGATAGATCTAGCTTTACTGTTACACCACAATATGCTTATTTTAGGAGTAATTGATGGGTAGGTTTGCTACAGGTAAATTTGCAAAAGGCGTATCAGATAGATCTGGCATGGTGTATAATCTTCGTCAAATGAAACTTGAATGGAACGGATCATTGGTTGGTCCAGATGAGTTTGAAAGAAAACACCCTCAGTTAGGTCCTTTTAATGTGCCTGTTGATGGTCAGGCTGTAAAAAATGCAAGGCCTGCTAGAACAGAAAATCCTATAGAAAGACTGTTGGTTCCAGATGCTTTTCTGTCTGGATCTTCTGGATCAGCTGTAATTACGGTGACAGAAGCTAGTCATGGCAGAAGCACAAGTGATACTGTTAGGTTTAAAAAAGCAAAAGGTTTTGACGGGTTTACTTCAGATGTTTTAAACAAAAATGATGGATACTCAATAACAGTTGTAACTACAGATACTTACACTTTTTCTGCATCTAGTGGTACAGCTACAACAGGAGGCTTGTTTGGCGGCGGTAATGATGCCACGGCTGGACCAGTTACGGTGACACCATGAGCTTTACTTTTGCTACATTAAAAACTGCTTTGCAAGATTACACAGATAACAATGAAACTATTTTTGTAAATAACCTTAGTAATTTTATCAAAGCAGCAGAGGAAAAAATATTTAAAAGCGTAGACTTAGACCTTTTTAGAAAAAATGTGACGAGTGCTTTTACATCGTCTGATGCTTTTTTATCCGTCCCTGCTGATTATCTTGCTTCCTTTTCTTTGCAAATAACTACATCTGGGTCTGAAAGTTTTCTCTTACAAAAAGATGTAAATTATTTAAGGGAGTATACACCTGCTGCTTCGACAACAGGACTTCCAAAATATTATGCAAGATTTGATACAGATAATTTTATTGTAGCTCCTACGCCAAATAGTAACTACACATTAGAATTGCATTATTATTATCGTCCGGCTAGTTTGACTGCCGGGGCTGACAGTGGTACTACTTGGATTAGTACAAACGCGCCTTTTGCTTTACTTTACGGATCTCTTGTAGAGGCTTATACTTTTATGAAAGGTGAGCCTGACGTAATACAAAACTATAATAATCTGTATTTGCAATACATGGAAAGATTGAAAGATTTAGGAGAAGCAAGAGAAAACACAGATGGATATAGAGTTGGTCTACCATCAAGGCCAAGAACATAGGAGTAGAAAATGGCAACAGCAAATGCAGCAACCAATTACTTAGAAAGAAGATTGTTACATTTTATATTTAAAAATAACTCTCTTAGTTTTTCTAGTCCGGGTGACAGTATTTATGTAGGTCTTGCAACCGCAGTAAGTGCCGCCGAAACTGGATCTTTAACAGAGGCAACCTTTACTAACTATGCAAGACAACAAGTTACCGCAGCGAACTGGACTACAATAGGTGCAGATTCAACAGATACACAAACAGCAGTAAATGCAGCTAATATTGAGTTCCCAGCTTCTGGTGGCACGAACAATACTATTACACATGTATTTCTTGCAGACGCATCTACTAGCGGTAATATATTATTTGTTGGCGCATTAGATGCAAGTAAGGCAATAGCAAGTGGTGATATATTTAGAATTAATGCAGGCAACTTAACAATAGAGCTTAAATAATGGCATTGGTATTAAACGACAGAGTAAAAGAAACCACAACCACAACCGGTACTGGCACACTTACACTAGCTGGTGCAGTTACTGGATTTGAAACTTTTGCTGCTGGTGTTGGAAACAGTAATACTACATACTATGCAGTTACATTACCGGGTACGTCAGAATTTGAAGTTGGTCTAGGTACACTTAGTAGTGACTCTAGCACGATAGCAAGAAGCACAATTATCAGTAGCTCGAATAGCGACAACGCAGTTGATTTTAGTTCTGGTACAAAAACTATTTTTTGTACAATACCTGCATCAAAGTCAGTGTTTTTAGATGCTAGTGGTAACGCATCAGTTGGTGCAGATCTATCTGTAGGTGACGATCTTACAGTTAATGGTGGTGTGATTGAACTCAAAAATACTGGAGCACAATCAGAACTTAGGATGTATTGTGAAAGTGCTAATGCTCATTATGCAGCTTTAAAAGCACCAGCACACTCTGACTTTGCTGGTAACACAACATTAACTCTTCCTGCTACTACAGATACTATTGTTGGTAGAGCTACCACAGACACATTAACAAACAAAACTATTGATGCTTCTCAGTTATCTGGAACTGTGGCAAATGCAAGATTAGACGCAGAGCTACAAGCATTAGCTGGTTTAACATCAGCAGCAGACAAAGGTATACAGTTTACTGGATCTGGCACTGCTGGTACTTACGATTTAACTTCTGCTGGTAAGGCATTGCTTGATGATGCAGATGCCGCTGCTCAAAGAACAACATTAGGGTTAGGAACAGCCGCAGTTGCAGCCACTGGTATATCAAATACGAATGTGCCAGTGTTTACATCAGGTGTAGCCGACAATGATTTCTTGCGTGTAGATGGAACATCGATAGAGGGCAGAAGTGCCTCTGAAGTACTAAGTGATATTGGCGGTCAAGCCTCATTAACTTTTGGTATATCAAACACAAACGCAGTGAAGATAGATAGTTCTAGTGTAGCAGATGATGAGTTTGCAAGATTTACTGCAAATGGATTAGAGAGCAGAAGTGCATCAGAGGTACTATCTGACATAGGTGCAACAAGTGCTACAGATGCAGCCAATGAGGCAACAGCATTAGCAA